GTGGTGAGCGATCCGGAGGTTTATTCCGGTGAGCTCCCGTGGTCTTTGGGGGCGCCCAGCTCTGAGGAGCCCGCGTATCTAACAGCGGGTTCTAGGTCAGATGTTGAGCACGAAAGCGCCACAACGTCACTTTCTGAGGTGGAGGCGTTCGAGGATGATTACGAGTCCTCGGGGGCGTTCGATGTGCCGGTGCCGCTGCGTCTTGGTCTGCGGTACTGGCCGACGGTGATCGGGGCTTCTCTTGACCGTCTGACGATTACGGGTTCGGTCCCGCGGGATCTGATGGATGCGTTCTCGTCTTGGACGCGCCGGCAGATGGTGTTCGTGGGTGTGTATGAGGCCAAGCCGCCATATCGGTGGCAAGCGAATGTGGAGCCCGGGGGCATCTTCCAGTGTGCGGCGGCAATCGACGTACCGCGCGACATGCTCTCGTCGGGTGTGGCGTTGCGGTATGACTTCAATCCGTCGAAGGTCGACCCGGGGGATGTTCGGGAGCTTCTGTCTTGGTTTCATTACGCGAGGGTGACGCGGGTCGATGTGGCGGTGGATTATCTGACGAATCTATGTGACGTGGTGTGGTCACGTCCTCGATCGTCGTCCACGGTTTACAGAGGACCTGACGGGCGTCTGGAGTCGGTGTACTTTGGTGCGGCGTCGTCGCGGTTGCGGTTCAACTGCTATGACAAAGCGAGGGAGCGGGAGTTCTGTGGGGAGATCGCGCCGGACCCTCGGCCGGACTGGTGGAGAGCGGAAGCTCGGCATCGCCCTAGCAGGGACGATGATCCGCTTCCGCTCTCCTTGTTCGACAGCTTGGACGCCCGCCTCCCGGCACTTGACTTGGGGGGGAAGTGGCGGGATTTGGCTCTCGTGTCCTATTGCCGCGAACATCCGGAGTATGTCCGACGGCTGAATAGCTATGCAAGGAAGCAGATGCAAGCGGCAGTAGTGAGCTTGTTCCCTGCTCTCGAGCCGGCGCCTGCGTTGGTGTATCTGGGGGAGTACGAGCGTTTGGCGCGTGAGCTCGGGGCGTATTTCAAGCTGTGTGCTTCAAGCAGTCCGCTGGTGGCGGGTTATGTGGACTTCTCGTTCGGTTCGTTGCCGTTGGGTGAGGTCGTAGAGGAGGTCTAGATCATGTTTCCGACGAGGTTGGAGATTGTGAAGCTGCCGTTGTCGTGTCTGCATGGGCGGTGGTTGCGCGAGGCTCGGTCGTTGATGCTTGGGAACGGGTGGCGGCAAGGCGTGCGTGTGTTCTGTCTGCATTGCGGTGAGTCGTTCTTGGCTGAGTCGGTGAAGGTCGACGCGTCTGATCATCTCTTGGTGTGTCCTACGGCGGGCTGTGAGGGCTCTCCGATGGATTGGTCTACAGAGCCTTGGGAGGTTTTGTCGCAGGAAAGTGCCAGTTCAGAGGGTGTATAGACTTTTTCGGAGCTTCGCCATTCTGGTAGGTGAAAAGGGTCCGTCTGGTAGGCGGGCCGACCTCACCTGAAACGGTGGCTCGAATGGCAGAGGCAAGTGCGGTTGTCGATGTAGATACGTCGACGTTCGGATCGTTCGTGGTCGGTACGTTGCAGGGTGTCGGTTTCGACAAGTGGGAGTCTGCGGACAAGTCGAAGTCTGGTTCGACTCTGTGTCTGATTGTGGATGCGGGTAAGCGCACTATCTGGGTTCATGTTGCCAAGGAGCGCGAGGAGGAGACTCGGTCCGCGTACCGTGGCAAGGATGGGCAGGTTGTTCGGGTTCCGGTGTCGACGGACAAGTTCTGGATCGCTGGTCCGGGCGCGAAGATCGAACGCGTGTAGTGGTGTCCCCTGCGAGGGCCATGTTGGGTGTGCTGGTGGCGTGCGCGCTGCTGTCGCTCCCCGGTGTGGCCCTCGCGTCTGTTGTCCCCACGTCGTCTTTGGACGCGTCGCGCGTCCTGACGGTTCCCGGTTCTGAGGTCGAAGTCACCGGCACGGTGACGCTCTCCGCGTCCACGGTTGATGCGTTGGCATCGGCTATTGCAGCCGCGACTGCCGGTACGCAATCCGTGTCGATTGTGGGGACTATGCCCGTGTCGGTGGCTGACCTGGGCGGGATTGATGCGAAGACTCCGATCACAATTCTTGTCTTGGTGACCGGATGGGCGGTGGGTCGCTTTGCTCTTGCCTGATGCTCTCGCCACGCTGTTTGTTCTCGTCCTGGGTAGTGTCCTCGTCCACCTGGGGCGGTGGGCATCGTGGAGATAATCGCGGTCTTTGCTCTTGGTGTGCTGCTTGGGTCCGTGTCGACCTGGGGGGAGCGTAAGAAATGACGGCCGAACAAGTGTTCATCGTGGTGTTTGCGACTACGGGTCTGCTCGTCGCGTGGTACTGGACCCTGCGGGCTGTGGTCGAGTCCTGTGTCTGGATTGGCGAATGGGTCGGGGATCGGCTCTCTGAGCGGGCGGCGGAGCGTCGCTATCAGGCTTACGTCGCGGGTCCGCTGAGTGAGTGCACAGACTGTGAGGTGTGCACGCATGACTGCCTCTGACATTCTCGCGGCGTTCGCTGTCGCTGCTGCCGGCTACAAAGAGCTTTTGTACGTCGGCCTGGTGTGGCTGTTCGGTCTCAAAGTTGTGTCCTTGGTGATCTCTTCGATTCGGGGTGCGTACCGGTGACCGGCATGATCCAAGGGTCTTCGATCTATTCCCAGGCTGCGGCTATCGTTGCCGGGTTTGGTCCGCTGCTGTGGGTCGGTGTCGGAACGGTGATCTTCGGCTGGATCATGCTGTCGGCGTTTGGTCTGATCGGTCATTCGTCCGCTGCGCGTACTTCGGCTGGTCGTGGGCTGGCGGGTGCGTCGGCGGGCCGTGGTCTTGCCGGGGGGTCGTCCGGTGGTCTGTCTTCGGTTCGTCGCGGTAGGCACTCGCGCGGTTCTGCGCGGGCGGCGCGTTCGGGCCCGGGTTCTGGGTCGATCTACCGGACTAAGGCTAGCTGGGGCCGGCCTTCGCAGGTCGTGACGAGTGAAGCGATTGTGGACGCACTCTCAAAGCCGTCCACGATGCTGAAACCGCTCGATTATGGCGGCGGTCCTGGTGCTGGTCCGACTAAAACGGCGTAGGTTTTCCCGCTCCTTGGGGGGCGTGTTCTGTCGGGGTGTGTCTGATAGGTACGGAGGGGGGTTCCTATGCTTCCTACAACCATGACGGCCACGACGATTCTGGCGGGCGCGCCGGCAGTCGTTGAGGCTTTCGGCGCGTTGCTGATCTTGGTCGTTGGGCTGGGCTTCGGCATGTATGCCGTCAAGCGCATCCCTGGCTGGATCAAGAAGGCAACGCGCTAGTCCGGTTCTGCCGAGTACGGCGAGGGGGGGTGTGTGTTCTAGATGATGCCGGCGGGATTGTCTATCTCGGGTCTGCTCACGGACGGGGGCGTGATCGTGCAGTCGTTCGGTGATCTGATTCTCTTCGTTGTCGTGCTCGGCTTCGGGCTGTTCGTGGTGGCGGCGATCCCGGGATGGATTCGACGCGCTACGGGGCGCGACTGATCGTGTTTGTTCGTCCGATGCTTTGAGGGGGGGTTCCTTTGCTTCCGACTGGATTCGATGTTTCGACGATCCTCGCGGATGCTCCGGCCGTGGTAAACGCGTTCGGTGCTCTGCTGATCCTGGTCGTGGGGCTGGGCTTCGGCATGTATGCCGTCAAGCGCATCCCTGGGTGGATCAAGAAGGCAACGCGCTAGTCGCGGCCTTCCCTTCCGCACGTTGGCGTGTGGCATGGCGGGTTCGTCCCGTTCCGATGCCGTGAAGTCCATCAGTGATTCCGTCAACGTGCGGCGGGGAATGTCGGGGCCTATGTGAGGGGGCGTTGTGGCGGCTGCGTTGGGTGATGCAACGGCGGGGATGGTGACGCAGGGCGGCGTCTTCGTGACGGCGTTTCTACCTGTGCTCGGGTTGCTCGGTGGTATCGGTTTGGCCATGTGGGTGCTGCTTTTCGCGCGTGATTACTTCCGGGGCGAGTGATGAGTGGCCTGGTGCCGGGGAGCTCGATGGTGAGCTCTGCGCTCTCCACGTCGCTGTCGTTCATCACGAACTTTGCCCCGGTGCTTTCGGTAGTTGTGGGGATCGCGGTCTTTGGTGTGGTCGTGGTCTCTCTGTCGCGTCTGTGGAGAGGGTGAGCAAGTGCCTACGTCGGGTCTGTGGGGCACGGTGATCGGTGATGCGCTGGGGTACGCGGCGACGTGGGTCTCTAGCTTCTCTCCGGTTCTCGCGGCGTTCGTGGCTTTGGGCGTTCTCGGGCTGGCTATAACGATCATCCGGCGGGTGTCGGGCTGATGCGCCGGCTGTTGGGTGTTGTCCTGCTGGTGGGGTGTCTGTCTCTGCCGGCGGTGGCTGTCGCTGTCGAGTGGAAGCCGTTCGTAGGGGTCGGCGCGTCGGCTGTCGCCTCTGATTGGCCGAAGACGACCTATTTTGTCCAGGCTGAGCCGGCTGCTGCTCCTCAGTACGTCGGTAAGGTGCTGTGTCAACGTGCTCCGGTCTCCGGTGATCTGCTGCCGTACAAAGGCTGGGTTGAGGGGATCAATTCGTCATGGCCGGCTACAGGCGCGGCGACAGTTGGCGGGATTCCGTATACGAACACAGGTGCAGGCGTGTGGACCTCGGACTACGCGGCTTGGTTGGCTGTGGGGTTGGGCGATCCGGCTGTGCAGGAGGTTCGTGACGCCTTGGATATCTGCGCGGCATGGGCTGCGGGCAAATTGCAGGTGTACGGCGCCGTTGCGGGCGAGGGGGACGATCTGGGGAGCTTGAAGATTCAAGGTACCTGCGTTTTCAACGGGACCACCTACCCGGATGTGTTTGTTGATATTTCGCATGCTACTTACTATCACGGTCCTGCGTATTACGGGGCGGGTCGGCCAACAGTCGGAGCGGCGTCTGTGAACCACGCTCTGGGGGACGTGATTCGGGCGTCTATGACCACGGGCGGCGGTTCGGTGGTCGGTCATGGTGCGGTGCCGTTCTCGGTGTCCTCGGGGAGCACGGTTCCGACGGGGACATGGGTTGCGCAGGTCGTGACGGGTTACACCGCTATGATCACGATTGCGAACTCTAAATACCCGGCTCACAAGTGGGCTTTGCTGGCTGGTTCTGGTGTTGATTTCGGTATTGTCGCGGCTCCCGAACGGGCTGCTGATCCCGGCATGGCTGTGGGCCCGTGGGCCAAGGAGCTCTACCCGGTGGACTCTGCGTTTTGGGCTGGGACGGCTGACGCGCGGACATTCTACGTTCGGGAGATTTTGCGGGCCTGGGGTGGCCGTAACGGTGACGGGACCTATTGGTACGCCTGGCGCGTGTCGTCGATCTATGCGAACGGTGCCGGCATGTGGGGTGATCGTGTCGAGGTCTCGGGCTCGGTGGCTTCGGCGGTGAACGCTCCGGTGCTGAGGGTTGTCCAGCCGGGCAAACAGGATATTGCGGCGTTCTACGATAACGGGGTCCAAGTGTTTGAGCCTTCCGATCTGACGGACACTCAGCCTCCGCTCTTGACCACGACGGTTCGCGGCTACTGCTACGCCGGGTACCAGGACGGTCTGGCTTCCTTGCCGGCCAGTGAGTCTCTAGACGTGCCGATCAATGACACCGCTGATCCCGCTGGGGTTGTACCTGCCGTGCCAGGTGACACTTGGGGGACTCCGAACGCGACGGGCACGGCCGATAGCATCATCCCGGACTGGCTCGGTGCGGCCTGGTCCCCGATCGGTGGGTGGGTCCAGCAGTCATTCAATAGCATGGTTGGGACGATCTCGGGCGGTTTGGGGTCGGCTGTCGGCGGTCTGCTTGCTCCGTTCGGTTGGCTGGGGGGTTTCAAGTGAGCTATGCGTCTATGAACCATGGCATGGCGGCGGCGTACAGTTTCGCGTCGTATTGGTTCGGTGGGACCTTCGGCGTGATCATTGCGGCCGGCGTCGTGGCGGCTGTGGCCTTCGGGCTGTTGTCTTGGGTTAGGCGGTAGCGGTGGGCGTAGATACCGTTATCAAGTGGGTCGTCGCGGCGTTGATCATTGCGGCGTTGATCGCGGCGGTGATCGGTCTGGCTAGTGTGGTTGGTACGCCTGGCGCGCTTGTGACGGGGGGTCTGTCGCGCATGTCGGACACGTCCGGCCAGTACGGGTGGGTTGACCCTGAGTATCAGGATCAAGGGGCGATCTCGCATTTGAACCCGGCCATGGCGTTGTCCGCGATCCTTGCGAACTTCTACCCCGGTCAGCGTCCGTTTGCGAATGACTATTCGGTTTCGAATGGTGGCTGGTTGGTGGCCATGTTCGTTGGGCTTCCTCTGCTCATTGCCGCATGGCTTGGTGTGAAGTACCTGACGCGGTTCCTGTTGTGAAGGGGTGTGTGTGATGCCGGGGAAGTGGGCGTACTGGCGGTGGCTGTACCGTCAAGAATTCTTGTGGTTCCAAAGGGCCGCTCCGCGCAAAGAGTGGGACACGCGCATCTATGAGGGCTTGCCGGGATCGGGGAAGACGCTGCTGATGGTTCGGGACTGTTGTGAACTCATGCGGCAGGGTGTGCGGGTCTATTCGAACGTCCAGATTCGGGACCCCTTTTCGGGGACCGAGGCGCACCCGCTCGGGGGCTGGCTCGATATGCTCCGCGCTTCGGTGGCCACGCTCGAGGACGGTATTCCGACGATCTTTGCCTTTGATGAAATACACCTGGCGTGTGACGCGAGGGATTGGCAGAAGACGCCGGCATGGTGGCTAAACATGATGGCGCAACGCCGGCATTACGGGGTTGGCCTGATCGGTACGACGCAGAACGCGGACACGGTTGAGAAGCGGCTCCGGATGCTGATTGGTCGTGTGGTGCGGGTGCGTCCGACGGTGCTGCGCAAGTTCTGGTGGCGGCTGCCGGTCTTTAGTACGCAAGACGTCGATATGAGTTTGATCGACGTGCCGGATCAAGATGCCGTGAGTGCTGCGGCCATGACCTGGGCGGGCGCGCACGCTTTCCACGGGTACTCCACCTCTCAGCTCATGGCGTCTTTGGATTTTGCGGCTCTGACTGATGATGAGGCGGTCGCTGAGATCAAAGAGCTCACGGATCGGGCTCGGGCGGTGGCGGGCCCGGGGCTGATTGCGGCTTTCGGTGATCCTGAGTGGTCGCCGGCTCCTGATGGGGTGACGTTCGGGGACGGTGTCGAACCGCTTTCGTACTCAGACGTTGCGCTGGCTGAGGCGGCGGAGGGGTTCGAACCGGACTAGGTTTTGCATGGGATTTTTCCGGATCGGATCCGATCGACACGGTTTCGGGGGTGTTTCTGCATTGGGTTGGTCCGCACCTGCATAAACCCGTTCGGGGGGCTGTCCATAGTTCCTCGGCCCGAAATGGCCGGGGGGCTGTGGGCAGGACTCGCGGGCGTTGGTGTGTGGCTCTGCGGAGTCGTGGCGTAGGCCGCGACGCAGTAGGGCCGCGCGCCGGACTCGGGGACTTGCGCTAGGGCTGGCGTTAGGCGTACTGTCCTCTTGTCCGGTTGTTCTAGGTCAAGGGGGTCCGCATGGTGTCGATCATTGTCGCGTCGGAACGGCTCGGGGTCAGTCCTGAGCGAGTGCGCCAGATGTGCCGCACGGGTCAGTTGGTGGCGGAGAAATTGGGCCGCGATTGGTTCGTGGCGGAAGCGTCGATCACGGCAGAACAGTCGCGGCGTCGGTGTGCTGAGTCTCGGGGTGAGTGCTAGGCGGGTGCATGTTGGCGTCGGGGGGTTGGAGTCTTGTCATGGCTGGTACCTGCGCTTCGTGTGCGTTTGTGGAGCTGGCGGCTTGTCATCCTAAGCCGCGTCTGTACTGCTCTTGGTTCAAAGCGTTCTTGCGTCAGATTCATCCGTGTCTTCACTACTGTCGTTGTGTCGAAGATGGTCAGCTCGGGCTTGATCTGTTCGGTGCTTATGCTCGGTCAGACTTCCAGGCGGAGCTTGGGGTGCGGCTATGAATCGTCCGACGTTGGACGATATGCGGGCGCACCGGCTGTCTATCCCTGTTTCGGATCGGTGTGTTGTCTGCCAGGGCTACGGGCGTAGTCTCCGTATGACGCACCCGGTCCTCGGGGGCCATGCGTTTGAATGGGTTGCGTGTAAAGCGTGCGCCGGGACGGGTCGCTGGGGCGTGGTCCTGTGACTGTCCACGCGCGGGTGTCGTCGTGCGCGACGTGTGAGCAGGTCTGTGAGGCCACCTGGCGCGCTGAGGTCAACGCGGCGAGTGCGGACCTGTCCAGGCTCGGGGAGCGGGCTTATAGGTCTCCTCGGGCCGTGTGCGCCGTGTGGCGCGATCTGGGGCCCTTGTTCCCGGGTGGGCGGGTCGCGTGAGCGATCCCGGGGAGTCCCTAGACCTTCAAGGTCTTAGGGTTCTCCCTTGTTCCATATTGTCCACACAGGCGGGTCGCATCTGGGTGGCGCGGGGTGGTGGATCGGGGGGGTCAGTCCCTCCAAAGCACGTTGGTCCCCGCACCACTCAGATTCTCTCCCGCCGGGGGGCGCGAGCATTGCAGGACGCGTCTTATCTGGCGTTCTTGTCCGGCCAGGGCTTCTGCACTCACTGGACGTTCACCATGACCGACACGGCGCGTGACGCGTTGCGCGACGGTGAAATGGTTCTGAGTCGGGAGATTAGGCGAACACTAAACGCTGTGCAAACTCGGCTTGCCCGCGAGGGTCGTCCGCCGATGCGGTATCAGTGGGTCGCGGAGAATCCGGATCGCTCTCATGGCGTCGGTGGTACGAACCCGCACGTTCACCTGAACTGCGATCTTACGGTCCCACAAAGGGACTTTGAGGCGTGGGCTGGGTGGGTTGAGGCCGTGTGGTCGCATGGGATGGTCCACCAGGAGCGGCTAAAAGACCCTCGGGCGGCGGCGGCGTACCTGTTGAAGTGCGTCGGGTACGTTTCGAAGGGCAAACAATGGGGCCAGGGCGAAATCAAGGGCGCGCGCTACGGTGTGTCCAAGGGTCTGCGTCCGGTCTCTGAGCGGTGGGAATGTGACGACTCGGACGGCCGGATCGCGCAAGGGCTGAGGGTTGTGTGCGCTGAGACGCCGGCTAAGGGTGTCGTCCAGTTGGGTCGGGGTGTCTTCGCCACCCGGCATGGCGTGGGTTGTAATCCACTGTCGGGGGCCACGGTGCCGGATGTTGTGCGGTTGCTACGCCGGCGGGGGAACTGGATTCTTCCGGAAGTGGTGGCGAACACTGATCCACACTTCGCCTGGTGTCGTGAGTACCGGAAGACGACGCGGGGGCTGCGGTCTTTGGGCGCGGTGTGTGACGCGCCTGAGCCGGTGCGAGGTCCGAACGGGTTCTATTCGTCCACCACTACGCGAGGTCCGGAATTCGTAGGTCCTCGGCACCTGTCGGATCACGATCAGTGGGTGGCTGAGTGCAACGCTTCCACGGCGGCGATTCTGGCCGGCGCGGTTGCGGTGGGTGCTCCGTTCTGAGGCGGTTGAACGAAACGGGGGTGTTGGGCCTATAATCTTCCTAGGGCTTGCGGGTGTCTGCTGACACCGGCCCTCGAGGGAAGGATTAGGGCATGACAAACGGTCCAGCGTTCGGTCTGACGGGTCGCCTGGTGCGGCTCGATCCGAAGACCTACAAGAATAAGGATGGTTCGACGCGTGACAAGATCGTGATCGCTGTCGGTCAGGAAGTGGAAACACTCTTGTACGCGGCCGCGGATGATCCTCGGATCAAGGAGTGGACGGGCAAGCTCGGCGGTCCGATCACCATCCCGGTGACGTTCGATTCGAACGGCAAGCCGCGCCTTGCATAGACTCGGCGCGCTCGTCTTGGTTGTGGGGGTCGTCCTCGTTCTGGGGGCGGCTCCTGCTTTTGCTTCTACGGTCCCTACGTCCTCACTCGACGCAAGCCGGGTCTTGGCGGTCCCTGGCTCTGAGGTTGAGGTTACGGGCGCGGTGACGCTATCCACCGAGACCGTTTCTGCTCTGGCTGACGCGTTCGCGGCTGCGTCGGCAGGAACACAAACGGTCTCGGTGGTCGGCACCATGCCCGTGTCGGTTTCTGACGTGGGCGGGATTGACGCTAAGACTCCGCTGACGGTTCTGGTTCTCGTCCTTGGCTGGGGGGTGGGCCGCTTTGCTCTTGCCTGATGCTCTCGCCACGCTGTTTGTTCTCGTCCTGGGTAGTGTCCTCGTCCACCTGGGGCGGTGGGCATCGTGGAGATAATCGCGGTCTTTGCTCTTGGTGTG